AAATTGGCGTTTAGCAATGAATTGGTTTACGATTCAGTTCGATGATCGATTAAAAGATCATTTATAAAAAATGGAACTTACACAAAATAATTTACAGGCTCTGAGCCTGTTTAGCGTACTCTTTTAATTTTTGACCGTTCTTATCCAATAATGGAGCTAATAATGTTGCATCGTTCGCAATGGCTTCCATATAGAAAGTCATTTCAGCCTGTGACACATTGGCTTTTTGCAAAGTCTGGTAGTACTTTTCTAGGATTTGCGGACCAGATAAGCCTTTAAATTGTTGGGCAGTGACACCGACTTTTGGCGCGATCTTCTCAAAGAAATCGGCCATCTCACCACCACCAGTTTGCATGAAGTCACCAAACTTATCGTTTACATCTTTCATGATGTCCGATAGCTTATCCTGCTCCACGTTTACTTTTTTGGCAGCAAATGCCCATTCTTGAAATTCTAAAGTATTCGAGTTTGCTAATCGGGCTTGAATCTCTAACTCTTTTGAAGCCTTGCCGACTGAAGATACAAGATCTGGAATAGCTGCAACTGCCTCAGCTGCACTTCTTGCTATCTCTTGGCCAATGCCGAGAAAGAAGCCACCTTTTACTAAAGATAGGCCATTAGTCAGCGAACTCTTAATATCATTGCCTACTATCTTGAACTTATCAGAAAGATTTGAGGCAAAGCCATTTAGCTCTGACCGTAGATTAGAAAGATCAAGCTTAAAATCAATGTTATGTCCAGTACTTTCAATCTTCTTGGCGGAATCTGAAACTATTTTTTCTGCATCTTGCATACCTTCCTTTAACTCGGAAGTTTTAGCACCAATATGCACCTCGACACGGTTATTATTTGCCATACACACCTCATAGGCATAAAAAAACCTTGCCGATGCAAGGTAAATTTGAAAAATAAAAAACCCCGTGTGAACGGGGTTATTTTCTAAAGAATATTTATTGAATTACAACTAAGTCAGTTATTCCACAACCTGACGATGCAGCTTGAGAATGTATAAATCCCATATTAAATTGTTTGACTGTTTTAGTTTCACCAGCTTTAACAATCTCATAAATTACTCGGCTATTGCTGTCGATCTTTGTTTTACTATTAGAATAGTGCTCACACTCTACAGTGATATCTTTAATGTCATATTTACTATTATTTTTGATTTTAAAATCAACCAACATGACACTATCAAAACCACCTTTTGACCAATCATAATCAAGTACAGTATTTTTCAATGCATCTTCTTTAGGTGACAATTCTCTTGTGCTACTTGATGAAGAAGATCCCTCTCCACCACCAGCAATAATGCCAATAATAAATAGAATAACAAATCCTAGAAAGATCCATTTTAAGATGGAGCGTTTTTTAACTTTTGCTCCACAACTTGGACAATTTTTAGCTTGAGTACTAACTTGTGCCCCACACTCTTTACAATTTGTTAAAGCCATTGATTTATCCTTATAAAGTTTAATTAACAAACTTTAACCAACGCTTACAAATAATGCAAACAGGGCAGCCTCAACCACCCTGTGGAAAATTCAACAAAACTTCCAACATATCATCCTCGTCATCCTCTGAAACTGTGATAGCTTGCGGAGTTTCATCAATTCCCATAAATGCTTCCAAAATACGGCAAAGGCGCTGTATTCCAATATGCGCGGGAGGGTTACTTTGCTGATACGCACTTAATGCTCTTAATCTAGGCAGGTCCATTTCATTACGTACATAGTCGTAATCTTTACCTATCGTTAGTACTAAATGCGTGTACAGCTCCTCCCAGTTTATTCCCCCGAGCTTTCACCTGCGGGTTTACCTGTATATTCCAAACCGGATGTTTTAGTTACTAGGGCTAAAACTTCTTCCATGTTACCCATATCTAAGAGCTCATCAGAAACATATTCACGGGTAATATCCGGGTAATTCCGTTTTAAACAAACATGAGCCATGTCCACAATTACAGATGCTGGAACATTGTTTGAGCTTAATTGTTCTTGGAAACGCTCAATCGTACCCAATGGTGCCGGAGCAAAAATCCAAGTCTGACCAGCAATTTCTTTACTATTACCACGCGGGTTATCAACTTGTTTAAATTGCATTTGCTATTACTCCGATAAATCAATTTTGAAAACACGGTTAAGATCGTCAGCCATTGGCTGGAATTCAAACTCAGGAATGTCGTAATCGTCCTGTTTTGAACTGAATCCAAGTTTGTTACTGGTGCAACGGAAGAAATTCATGTGCATGAACTTGCCTTTGTAGTCACGTTGCAGGTCAACGGCAAACTCTGGCGTATAGCCCATGTCTAGGTTTGAAACGGTGATTGACTTAGCACCCGCTACCATTGCTGAATAACGGAAGTTAATAAATACCGTTTTACCTGCATCGGCAGCAGCAAATGTATAAGCACCGGTTTCTGCATCTACACTGTATTGTCCGGTTGTTGGTGCCGAAGCTACACGTTTAAGTGGGATTGCTTTAGCATCTGTTACGCCAAGATCCTTTACATATGTCCCACTGTTAGGAACAACCGGTGTAACTGAACCACCAGCCGGAATCACTTCACCATTAATGGTTTGGGAAACTGTTTCGATTCCACCTTCAGCAACAACGCCACCGAAAAAAATGGAATTTAACAATGTACCGTTAATACGCCCGAAAGAAGCTTTACATTTAATGGTACCTTTACCACGCGCCGCATCTACGGCGAACTGTCCACGACCAAAAAGCTCTTTTAAGTCATAGCTAATATCTACACCAACGGATTGCATCACTCCCACTTCAACTGGTGTGGGATTGCTAATCGGTTGCCCGTATACATCTTGAATCGGTGTAGCAAAGATCTTGCCGGCACCAAATAAATATTGAGCCATTTATTTTGACCTCTCTAAAATGACAAAACCGCCATAGAGGCGGTCATAAAATGAATATTTTGTTAGTTGGTTGTGAGGATCCGGATAGGGATAATGGCAATCGCCTGATCATCCAGCATATTTTCTACTGCTTCATACACTTCTATTGTGCCTTCAATCCAGCAATGCTCAACCAGACCTCCTAAGGTCTGACACTCATTAAAATCTGGATGATCTGGCTGAATAGCTTCACGTACACGATCGATGAATATATTCATCTGTGATGATGGAGGTTTAGCTCTATCAGCCTCATGGATATAGAGATACACCTCAGCAGCAAGTTCAACTTTTGAATCCATACCATGTACAGGTACTTCCTGCTGATTGCCTTGTGTAATAAAGATGGCAGGTCGTTCATGGGGCAATACATTACTAAAGTGACGTAAACGGCGACTTACCGTAATCAGCCCTTCCACCTTCGTACTTAACCTTTCAAACAACGCCTGATAGATTGCTTCGCTATCCACCTGCAATACCTCGCTCAATTGCTGCATCAATATTTTTCGGCACAATCTTGGCCACAATATCCAGCGAATCACGCATAAAGCGTAACTCTCTAAAACGAACGTTCCTTGAATGAGCCTTAATATTGACTTGAACCGGTGATATAGGTCGGCCAAAAGCCTGCTTAATTGTTCTTAGATGTGCTTTAACTCCCAAAGAACCATTTAAACCAAACTCATGTGCAGGTGCATAAGGTACCAATGCACCACCAGCTCCCACGGTTCCCTCTATCGAATCCTTATCCTCATCCACCTTTGATGAAACGGATCCACGCAAGCGGCCAGACTGTACGTTCAGCCGTTGGCCACTCAACATATCTTCCTGAACAATCCGCTGTAAGCGCAAAGTAAGAGCGTTAATCGTGCGTCTTATTTCAAACCTAACGCGATTATTCATATCATCAAAGTTGACTTGGCTTTCAACACGATAATCGCTCATAGCTTAATTACTCTTTAGCAGATGCCGCCGATTTCTTTGGTTCAACAACTTCAACATAACGCTCAAAACCTAAGGGTTTTAAAATATGGATAATGTCATTATCAGATTCTAAAACGCCGTTTTTGATATCTAGGTTTTGCCCGGCAATAACAAGTTTGGTTGGCTTATAACCTTCTGGTGCCTGATATTTAAAAGGCATAGGATTCTCCTATACGACAAAGGCGCCAACACCTAAACGGTTAGGGTTTGTGCCTTCGTCATCAATTGGAATTGAATTTTTTAACGCAAGATACCGCTGGCCATAGATGCTTAAATCATAGAAAGCTTCTTTCGATGAACGTGAATAACTCACACTTTGGCCCGCAATTGTCATGCTTGAGGCGGTACCAAAAGCAGCACCATTGCCGCTTGAGATACCTACTTTAAGAATATGCGCTGCATATAGACCTACAGCACGCTCCTTTAATGCGCCAAACTCAATTTGAGAAACAATCAGATCCGCTTCTTCTAATGCATCCTGAATTCTCTCATCTGGCAAAGACATTAAACTCGAATCAGTCGAGAACTTTTTACGAAACGTTTGTACGTCCATATGTCTACCTTATTCCTTAGCCTGAGCTAACTTAGCCTGTAGCTGCTCAAGTGTTTCATCATCACTGAACGTTACTTCAAGCTCTGTTAATTCAGCTTTCACGGCGGCCAAAGCAGCTTCATCAGTTGGCTTTTGCTGCTCACCTGCTGCATCGTTTTGCTTGCCGCCTTTACCGCCACGACCACCAGTTTTACCCGCTGTTTTTGGCTCAACTTCCGCAATTTCCTGAACTTCAAGTTCACCGATATCAATAAGATGTTTAGCAAACTTATTTTTAGTGAGCTTCTTGTGCGCTTCTTCATCCACAAGAGTTGGTGTGCCTGTAGGCAAAACAGCAATACCAGAAAAAACAAAAGCGGCCTGTAAGCCGCTATAGATATAAGAATATTTCATACTGTTTTAATCCTTACACGTGATCCAAATAACGGAGAGAATCAACACGCTTCAACCATACGCCTTGATATTTGTAGTGACCAGGCACTTTAATATCTACACCAACTGGTTGAGCTGCCAAGAAAGTGACGTCATCACATTTCATTTGGATGCATGACGGATCACGGCGGTAAATAATAGAACGGTCAGCACCTGCTGTACCTTTGCCGTTTGAACGACCTAAACCACGAATGGTTAACGGCTTACCTTGTGATGCGAAGATGTTATTTTCTTCAATAAATTTTAAGAAAGTCTTTCCGCCAGAATCAGGAACTACACGGGTAGAAAGGTGTAAATACTGATTTGATGCCATCAAATAAGTATCTGGCTGTACTGATACATCCCCATCAACAAGATCTTCAGCATCTGCCAAGCTTGCATTGAAGTCACTTAGTACTTCTTCAATGGTTGCGGTGGCCCAGTTATGTTGAGCTGTAACTATGGTTACACCCGTCTGATTTAAGAAGCCCTTAACTCCGGTAAGAGCATTGCCATACCAAGCAATGTTACTTAAGTGTTTTTCTGCAGCTAGACGAGCGGCCTCTACTTTATCTGCTTCAAGTGCTAAATTTAATTTTTGAGCTGCTTGTAACTCAAACACTGAATACATATAACTGATCGTGCCGACCTTCACTGGCAATTGAACAGTATCATATTCAACTTCAGCCAAGGGAATATCATTACCAGTTCCTGAATGATCTTTACCCATACCCACACCCTTCTTACGGCTTAGGATTTCTCCTCCGCCATATACGGCATTGACAGGTTTAACAGGAATGTATTTGGCGTAATCCATCACTTGTTGAAGCTGAGGACCCATTTCGTTAAATTCTTCCAATTTAACGAATAACTGAGCTAATGCATCAATATTAAATGCATCCCCAATATTTGCCTGAACCATTTGAGCTACTGGTGTTAGACGTAGCTTCATTGCTGCCAATTTACTCATATTTATTATGCCCCACGTAAGCGAACAGCTGCTAAACCTTGTTCATTTGAAATTGTTTCCCAAGATGCATTCGGTAACTCTGTACCGTCTATTGCTGTTGGGGATAAAGAACCTAACGGCGCTGCAGTGGTGCCGTTAGCTGTTTTGACATATACCTTTGCGTTAATGTCTGTGACTGGTGCTGTGACCTTCACGTAAATCGAACCGATGGTCATAACTGGTGCTACATCTGTAGCTTTGTATGCCTCTTTACCATCAGCCGTTTTGCCTGACTTACCTACGCCGTGACGTACGATAATTCCAAACTTGGTGTTAGTTGCACCTGTTACCGCTGAAACTGTTTTTCCGTCAGTACTTCGTACAACCACGTCACCATCGTTTACCAAACCTGTACCAGCCACAGGCAAAGATAAAATATCCTCTGGCCCAATGAGGTGAAATTTCATGCCCGGTGCAGCATCGTATTGCTTAACCATGATTTAAATCCTCTTAGATTTCTTTGTATGCGTTTTCTTTGCTGTAGGTCTTTTCTTCCCCACCACCTGCTGGATTGCCATCGCCAGCTTTAACACTTTGTTGCTGGTGAAGCGCATCACCTACAGGATTAGAAGGATGTGTACCTTTCACAGCACAGAGTGCACGGAAAGTTGTGTCGATCTGCTCAGGTTTTGCATCACCTACTGATACGCTACCCATCAAAGCAGTTACTAAAGCATCACCCGCTTTTGCAGCAATAACATCACGCTTGATTTGCTCACATGAACAACCTTCCGTTTTAACTGACGGCACCAATGCTTTAGCATCAGCAATCACAGCAGCACGCTCTGCAGCAGCTTGCTCAAGCTTTTCAGGTGTCATTTGGTTCTTTTCCAGATCGCCAACTTTTTGCTCAAGAGCAGTTTTTTCGGCATGCAACTGATCTACGACTGCTTGAATTGCTCCAAGCTCATCACCGATAGAAAATTGCTTATCACCAACTTTAAGTTTTGCAGCCTTCATGTTTTCCAGCTGCTCTTGTTGCTGCTTTAATGCATCGGCCAGAGGCGTGTTATCGCCGATGTTAAAACGGATACCGTTTACAATTACTTCCATTGATTTATTCCCCTTTGGTGGAGTTTGCTGTTTGTCACCGATACGGCAATCACCACCACAACGGCCATATTTAACGAGTGCTACGTGATTGCCAATAAAATTGATAAATTTGGCTTGATACGGCGTGCCATCTGGCGCAGTACCCTGCTCAACGATTAATAAGGCTCCATAGCCAAGCGACATTTCTAGCCGTTCGTTGCTTTGGATCAAATCAATGCTGTTCTTGTCTTTAATGAGCAAATCACCCACCAGATAATCGCCTTCCTGTCGAACGTTCTCACAATAGCCAATGTGATAATCCTTCCAGTTAGATGCGTTAATTTCATTCTTAGGCGGGTGATAGTCAGTAGCGTCTACACCATTGAAGCTTTGAATAGCCTCAGGTTTGAAAAGCTCTTCTGCAGGCGTGTAGACATTAATGATTTGATCTGCTGTATAACCTTCCAGTGAAGGAAACTCATACGCATAGTACTGACGTACTTGAGGCGCTTTAGCTAAGCGAACATTGACGCATTTCAGATACCCCTCTTGGGTAAATGAGCGTGTCGATTCGCTTGGCGCAAAGTCACCAATTTTGAGTTGGTAAATGTGGTTAGTCATTTGGTACCTTCTGAGGTATTAAAAACTCGACTGTAATTTTCGTGTACCGCTGCCCCTTATCTTGATAAGACTCAACGATAGTTTTTTGCTGGCGACTAAATGGAATACCGGTCTCAACATCTACCAACTGAAGTAAATTAGTCCCCTTTACAAAATCAACTTTGACGTCACGGCATATCTTTTTTGACATAAGTTTTACTCGTAAAAAAACCACCCGAAGGTGGCTTGATTGATTGCAGTGTTTACATGCGAATATCTAAGGCTAAATCTGAGCCGCAAATCTCAAAGTGTTCTACGCGTCCTAAAATGAGCCCATCACCATAAAGATTAGTGCTAACAGTTGTGATTTTTGGAGGCTGAAAATCTATATTTTTGATACTTTCCACCACCTCTTGAAACTTTTCAGCAGCCTTACCGGCTGCCTTAGCCAAGTTAGGGAACCCATCACAGCAGGGCATTAACCACGGCGGCGCGAAGTCACCGCCAATTACTAGCCCACCTTTAACTAATCCCTGCGCCTCTAAACGGCGATAAAACCGTTTTTTACTAAACTTTTTACGTCTCATAGCTTTAAATCCTTACGCTAGAATTAGGCTTTAAAAGCCATGATGATTGAATCTAATTTCCAAATCAGAATCGGGATTGAAATTAAAAGAACTGACAAGAAAACCTTTTTCAAAGTTAGTTCTCGGATCTGATTCATTTGCTCAGGTGTCAATGTTTTAGAGCTTTCAACACCATCAACTTTAACTAATGGAGGTGTGCAAACTATTGGTGGTGTAGGTCTTCTTGGGCCGTGGTCCTTCCCACACTTCCAGCATTTCTCGTTTGAACTAGTCAATTAAAATATCCTCATAGTTAGGCAATGCTGTGCAACGACAACGGATAGGCTGACCGGGATGTCCTCCATCTGGCGGTGAATCCCATCTAAATGTCTTGCCCTGTTTATGCTGGTGGTCTGGCCTTACACGCTCATCTTTCGCCGTTTGCCAAGTGTAAGTTTCAACACCCATTGAAAGTTGTCTAGCTTGGTTAATTTGGCCGTTAATCTTGCCCATTTGGTCACTAGCAATAAGACGAGCTCGATAATCAGTAGATAAACCCAATTGCTTAATAGCTTTGGCCAACTCTTCATTGGTTTGTCCAGTCTGCAATGCGTTGGTAATTAGCACTTCAAGCTTATCGCTGTATTGCTGTGGAATGGACTTTATCAAACTGACATTGGCCGTAATGTTTATATCTACTTCATCTTGAATGTCAGCAGCTCGATAGAACGGCGTGAGATCCACACCAATAATTGCTTTGGTGTGCTCTGCAATTTGCTTGTCCACTTCCTTTTGGGTATCAGTCACAACTTTTGTGGCCAACGGACGGGAAATCTCAACAACATACTTTGTGAGCTTTTCCCTAAACGCCGTCATCATTTCAGAAAACCAAGCATCACCGATGTTCTGGCCAACCGTTGGAATAACAAGATCCTTGGTTTGTTCCTGACAGTATTTTGAAATAGCCAGTAATTGCCTTGTGTAATAAAGCTCTACACGGCGATTTACGTGCACGGCTCTAGGCTTAGAAGCTTTACGCCCTTTCTTACGTTTCTTCGCTTGCTGGAGGTGTGGTTTCAGTATCTGAATTATCGTTGTCATCTAGCTTCACCATTGTCTCAAGCTCTTGGATATGTTTTTCATCAATCACTGAATAAACACCGTCAATGAGTAGCTGCCGTGCTATCTGTGGCTCTGTAATAATGCCCATCTCTAAATATTTAGCATCCCGTTCAGCGTTAGCTTTCTCAACTTCAGAACGGACTTTAGCGTCTAATTGCCATAACGGGTTAAACACAACATCTAAACTTGGAATCTGACGACCAAATGTAGCTTGGCAAATCACTCTTAAAAGCTTCATCATGAATGGCTTTAAGGACCATATTTGCTTAGTAGCAATACTGTCATAATAGTTGCGTGTGTCATGCTCGCCAGTTGCGTTCATTCCTGCAGGTGACTGCCCGAATAAAATCGTATATGGCATATCGGCAGCACCAGCAGTTTGAATCGAATACTCACGCATGAGGTCAGGCAGACCGCCAAAGCTATAAGATTTAGAGTCATACTCCTCCTCTTTATCCAAGACGATCATGC